TCATACTCATATGAATTTGATTACCACCACCATTGTAACCCCATCTACTTTGTGAGCCAACAGCACTACCATTTTTAGTAAAATAAAAATATGTTCCAGCAGAACCACTTTGTAAAGCACCAGCATGAAAAAGATAAAATCCATTTGAGGGTGCTGTGTATCTACCATTTGATGTATTATAATTTGAACCATCATCAAATAATTCGTCATTAACAACTAAAGTTCCAGAAGCATTAGAAGTTCCTGATCCAGAAGTTATAGCTTGAAATCCATCACTTACACCACCACCTGCTTCAGCCCAAGTTAAACCTCCAGTATTGCCTGACTGAGCAGATAAAAAATATCCGTTTGTTGGAGAATTTGAAACTTTAAGATTAGCTTCATCTACTATGTTATCAGCAATAGTTAAAGCTGTTGCACCAGTAACTTCTCCAGAGTGTGTTGCGTTAGTAACTTTAGCTGTATTAGCTGTAATAGCAGAGTTAATTGAGTTATCTAATTTATCTGCTGTCACGGCGTCATCTTGAATTTCTGCTGTTGCTATTCCTGCATCTTTAATGGTTATTGCACCAGAACTAGCAGCAAAGTTATCTGAACTAAAAGATGCAGCTCCTTTAGCAGATGTAGAAGCGTCAGCTAAATTTAGTGTAACATCTCCTGATGTTCCACCACCTGATAAATTAGTACCTGCTACAACTGAAGAAATATCTCCAACTAATGATGAACCATTATTCTGTAATGTCCCTACTATATTTGTAGTATCACCACTATCTCCTATTGTAAGTGTAGTTCCAGATTGAGGGATTACTTTATCAACTTCTAATTTACTCATTACACTATTACCAAGGTTCCTGTTACTGTTACTGTTGCTTCAAAAGTTACAGGTCCTGCAAGAACTGCACTTTCAATTGTTAAAATATTATCTATGACTTCGGCATGAGTATATATATCCTGAGAACCAGGATTGTTTCCTATGTATACTCCACTTGGATATGTATCACTCATAATTAATTCCTTTGTTGTTAAGTACTAATCGAATCTACAACACTAACATATACATCAGCTGAATTTGCAGCACTTGATTGTACTTTCAATACATCAGAACTTTCCATTACAAATTTAGCGCCACCTTGAACAAGTTCAACTGAACTCGCTGGTGGAACACTTAAATCTTTTACTATGTATCTTGTAGTAGAACCGCCAACAGAAACAAAAACATCCATTGTAATTGCTGCTGATGTAATGTTTGCAATTCTAATACCTATAACAGTATCATAAGAGTTTGATGTAAATACAGTTCCTGCACTATTAGTTGCTTGTACTGCGAATCTTCTAAAATTTTGTGCCATAATTTTTTTCCTTTTTTCTTATACTATAAGGCAATTGCCATTGCAACTGCAAAACCTGCGCCGGCTGCACCCACTGCGCCTCCATCGGCATCTAAATAAACTGCTTTACTTGCAGGAAGTGTACAAAATATATCTTTAGTTCCTGATGAAAAATCAACAGCACTGTCAGAATTAGAACTGGAAATAACTGTAGTTCTAGTTAATGTACTACTATCTCCGTTTAAAGTTCCAAGTCCTACTTCAAATTCAGCTGTTCCAGTATTAAATATTGCATAGTAAGTTGTATTACTATTTCCTATTCCCGCACTAAAAGCTTCAAAACCAGTTACAGCACCTCCAAGAGTTACTGCTCCTGTTCCTGTTGTCGTAGTAGTTTCTTTTACTCTGTCATTTAAAACTAAAGCCATTTATTTTCTCCTTACGCCATGCTTATGATAGCATTAGCCGGTGTACTTGGATTAGGGTAAGAAACTGTAAATGTACCATTAGTAGCAGTTTTGTTTCCACCGAAATCTAATACAACACATAATTTATCACTCTTATCATCATTATAGATAGCTGCAAATGCTGCTGTAAAAGTAGCATTGCTCCAAGTACTATCTGCAAAGTCAACTGAAGCAACTGCAGTTCCACTAGCTACCGCTTGTGAACCTAAAGCTTTTCTCTCATAGTTTGAACTACCAGAAGAGCTAACTTCATTAGTTGTAAGTGCAACTGTACTAGATGTTGAGTATGGGTTAGATGTATACAAAGCTATTTTAAATGCATCTCCTCCATTAGCGAAATTATGTGTTCCCGAAAAGAGTTCTCCTCTAAATGCGAACGGTATTATATTTGCCATATTTTTTTCTCCTTAGTATTTTGATGGTGATTCAGATTTTAAAGGAGTACGAATAGCTCCATCTTGATATTCGTCTCTACGTCTTCGACCCTGTTGTTCGATCGCATACGATTGTAATGCTCTTTTAAAAGATCCTTCGTAGTATTGTAACATATCTGCGGGACCTTTCAAGTATCCATATGCTTCTACCAGACAAGCATACAAAAGTAAATCCTGATATTTATTACTTGTGTAAGTTCCAACTGTTGATGCTGGATTTGCTGTTGTTGGTAAAGTTGTACTTGTTATACTTACTGGTTGTTTAACATAAGCTAAAGTTATTGAAAATTGAGCATTTGGTGTAGGTGATACTACCCAAAATTCAGCGTCCCAATTACCATAATACTTAGGAATTCCAGAAGCTGTGTTGGGAGTACTATAATATTCAGCCATAAAACTTGTATCTTTTTTTTCTAAAAAAGTTTGATTACCTGCTGAATCTGTTAATTGTGCATATCTAATAAATCTTAAATCAGTTGGAATAGTTACATATCTATTTCCACTAACTAAAGCAGATGTTGCATAAAATCTATTATCATCAGTATCTGCATCTCTATAAATTCTATTTTCTGCATTTTTAATTATTGTGCTTAATAAAGTATTAGATAGAACTGAATCATCTACTTCTGTGTAGTTTCTAATATCATCTTGTAAATTTGCTAAAGTGTAAGCCATATTATAACTCTATATTCAATGGGCCTGCTTGGCAACCATTTCCTCCACCTGAATGAAGTGAAATCCATATACTTCCTTGATCATTAGTTTTTAATTGATACCCATTATAATTAGTAACGGTAGAAGGTTGTCCTGCACTTGCAGAAGTTGTTGTAATTAAATCAGTAACTATTCTTGCGCCAATAACTGTTGCTCCGGCTAAGTGGCTACCTGCGATAGTATTTGCAGGAGTTACACCTCTAAAAGATGCATTTGTTCCTCTAGTCAAACCAGACAATGTTTTTGTTCCATTATTATAACTTGTGTATTGAATAATTTCATTTTGATAAGTGCCTATTTTTAAAGGATCAGAAGTATCTGATGAAGTTAAAACTTTTTTAATTATTATAAAACCACCTAATGTATAAAAATCTAAATCAGCGTCCGTTACAACTAAGGAAGTATCTGTAGCATTTATATTTGCTGATAAAGTAGTTGTAAGCTCTGTATTTTGAATAGCAATTGCATTACCTGATGAATCAATTATAGGTGATTCAAGAGTCATTAATCTTACATAGTCTCCTACTTGTATTCCACTATCAGGATGAGAAACATTATATACAGCTCCAAGTCCTCCTGAAATATTTTCTGTTGTAAAAGGATTAGTAGGTAAAAAATCTGCTGTAGGTAATTCAACTCTTGCAGGTCTTGCATTCATTAAACCTTGAGGGTCACCTGTAAATCTTGTTGGTTGAATTTGTGGTTGCTTTGGTTCAAATTCTGAGTTGTGAACAAAACTACCATTCCATTCAGTAACCATTTCTTTATATGGAAATGCTAAACCTGATCTGTCAGATATTGCCTGCGCATATTTTCCTCTAGATAATTTTGCCATTATACTCCTGGATAATAAGTTTTAGGAGTAATAAAAGAACTAGATGAAGAACCATCTTCAGTTAATGCTCTGTTTAATTCATCCTCATATAACATTTTTAACATTTGAATTCTATCGGGTGCATATTTTACTGCTAAATAATACGAAAGACCTGCAATCATACATGGTACAAATCTGTAAGGTACATCTGCATCATTAGTATAGTCTCCGGCATCTTGAATTCTTTTTACGTAATAATAATTAAAAAATTTACCAGCTTGATCAGTTCCTGGTGTTAAATATAAAGTAACTGTTATTTTATCAATAAACCTTTGTACAAAATATTGTGTAGGTTGACCTGTAGAAGTTTTATTTGATAATGCTTGATAAGTTGATCTGCTAATTTTACTAAGAGGTGTATCTACATTAGAAGCATTTCTAAAACTTGCTTCTAAAACATCATCAACACCATAAACAGC